AGTTCTTTATTTGACACTAAGCAACAGGAAGAGAATAGAAAGCTTGTGCAAGGATATATTGCAGAGAGGGCAAGAAGAACAGAGGGGAGCGTGGCAAGGCCAGCTTCCCCTATTTCTAATTCTTCCCCACAAGGAGAGATACAGGCTACTGCTCAAAAGAGTAGTACCTTTGATTCTTCTCCTCTTGGGTATAGGGAGAGATGGCTTAATGAGCATAAGCCACAGGCGCCGAAGGTAACACCTACGGCAACGGCTCCGGTAAGAACCTATAATACTCCTACCACGCTAAGCCCTGAGGCTATGGCTAATCTCAAAAGCTATCAATCCAATAACGGAACTACAAGCCAGAATCTTTCCGGCGGCGTTCCTGTTGACTTTCAAGGCTTAGTGAAGGATGCCTACGAGAATACAAGAGAATATGCGTATCTTAATAGGCTTTCTCAGAAGCCTATTGTAGGGAAGCTGGCTCCTGTTGTTGGTGCTGGGCAATATGTATTATCTAACATTGATAGCGGATTCGAGGGAATCAGAAACACGGCAGAGCAGATCATGTCTGACGATAAGATTTCTTCCCAGAACATGAACGGCGCATTTAGAAGCAATGCTATGCGGGAAGGTTCATTGCGTGCCCTTAGAAATAACTTGGGCATGAAATATGACGGTATAGAGGACACTGGGGAAAAGATTGCAAACTTTGTCGGCGGTACTGCATTAGATGCGGCCAGCTCCGCGGCGAACGCCACCCTATTCGGAACTGGAGGACTTGCCCTTGCGGCGGGGAATGCGGCTAATCAAGAATACCTTGAAAATGTAGATAACCCTAATATCACAAGAGACCAGATGCTTTTAAGCGGACTGGCAAAGGGTGTAGCAGAAGCGGCTTGGGAGTTTGCCCCTCAATCCCATTTCTTGGAAATGTCTAAAAACGNGTAGAGGACACTGGGGAAAAGATTACAAACATTGTCGGCGGTACTGCATTAGATTCCACTAGTTCGGCGGCAAATAGGTTATTGTTTGGCCAAGGAGGACTTGCCCTTGCGGCGGGCAATGCGGCCAATCAAGAATATCTTGAAGACGTAGATAATCCTAATATCACAAGAGACCAGATGCTTTTAAGCGGACTGGCAAAGGGTGCGGCGGAAGCGGCTTGGGAATTTGCACCACAAGCTCATTTCTTGGAAATGTCTAAAAACGGTCTGGGAACTACCGGGAAAGAGATTGCAAAGAATATCCTTAAGCAGATGGGACAGGAAGCCATTGAGGAAATGGGAACGGAATTAACCAATACGGCATCCGATTATCTCATTAAGGGTAAGCAATCCGATATGGTACAGGAATATCTTGCAAGACGGCAAGCCGGAGAGAGCGACAAGGAAGCGAAATTTAATACCGCTAAAGGTATTGCTGGCAATGTTGCAATGTCCGGACTTGGCGGAGCATTGTCCGGTGGATTCTCTACAGGACTTGCCGGAATGTCCAATACTGTACGGAATGGATTTGCCTATAGCGGCATGAATGGAACCTATCAAGATATTGCGGATAGTGCCGACACCTCCACCGAAGAGGGAAAAGCTATCCATGAGGTAGCTACAAGGCTTGCGGAGAAGGAAGCCAAGGGACAGAAAGTAAGCTTAATGGATAGGGGATATCTTGGAAATGCTATTGATAACGCCGCCATAGAGGCTTCCAAGAAGGCAGAGGCGGACAATTCTACCCTTGAAGCAGAAACAAGCCATAGCGGCGAGCCTGTGCAGTCTGAGGAAGGAAATAATGCGCCTTACAATGTACTTTCCAACAATCAGAGCGAAGATTCTATCCGGGAAGAGGGAAGTAAGGCGGTATCGCCGGAGTTAAGCAACAGGATCCAGCAGATAGATTCCACACGGAAAGCCATGGAGCAAAATGCTTTGCATGAGTTTTCCGGGAATTACGATACAGAGGGAAAGCAAGCCTTTATGAAAAACTATGACGGCAGCTTAGACCTTCCGACTTACATTAAGGCGTACAATGATATCTATAACATTGCACGATACAACTACAAGACAGGTCACGAAGATTTGCGGACAGGAGCAGTAAAGACGGCAAGAATGGCATTGCTTAGTGAGGAACAAAGAAAGGAGATTTACAAAGCCGGATTTAGGGATTTAATGGCTACAGAAAAGAATTGGAACCAGAACTTTAAGGAAAGAGTGGAGAAAAGGGAAGGCGGCGTAATGGATTCCGTTCCTCATGCTCCTAAGAATTTAATCACTGTACTTAATGCCTTGGGGAAGAATACAGGGCTTCTTTTCCGTATCACGGATTCCAAGTATGCAGATGGTGCTAATGGATCCTATGAAAAGGGAAAGGGAATTATCACAATCGACTTGCAAAGTGACAATGTTTTGGGAACGGTTGCCCACGAAATGACACACTGGCTGAAGGATTATAACGAGATTGCCTATCCGATGTTCCGCGGCCATGTTGTGGAAAGCCTAGTGCGTTCTTCCGGCACGGATTTTGATACGCTGAAGGAAGCCTATAGAAACAGCTATGGGCAGAACATGACAGAGGAAGAAATCGTTGATGAGATTGTGGCGGATGCTACCACTCATTTCTTGAATGATGAGAATTTCGTCAAGGAGATTTTGGCAGACAAGGAAACAAAGGGATTTGCGGCGAAGATTCTGGACTGGATTAAGTCCGTGATTGATGCCTACAAGGAGCTTATTTCCCATACAGGAGACAGAAGGGCAAGCCTTGCTTTACAGGAGGACTTAAAGAGATACGAAGAGGCTAGGGAGTTATGGTCTTACGGTATCGAGGAAGCAACGCAGAATATGAAAAAATATGAGCCTGTTAATCATGCGGAAGATAGCGAAGTGGAGCTATCCCAAGTTCAGTTGCAGAAAACTATTAATAATCAGAAAGGGAAAACGCTTTCAGATAGAATTGATGATGTGTTAACTAATCAGAATTTTACGGAATCTCATGTTTACTTAGGAGACACTCCGCAAATATTGCAAGATTTAGGGCTTAGAAAACTCCCGATCCTTATGACGGCAAAGCACGTTTATAATGGTATCAAGACTAAACAAAACGCAATAAATGAAGGGCGATATTTTATAAAAGATGAGGGTCATCATCATGGAATTGGGAGAAAAAACTTTATTAAAGTCATCAATAACCTTAATAATCCGGAAATCATATATAAATATTCAAATGTTAAAGATGATTTTAGGATAGTCGAAGTGTTTGGAATTAAAGATAAGAGAAACGATCCAATAATAGTTGTGATTAAGCCAGAAGGAAATGGATATTACAATAGTATAAATATTGATAGCAATGTTGCTCTATCAATGCATGGACGGTCAAACATTGCCAACAAAATAATAGATGCACAAAAACATGGAAGAATCCTGTATGTAAGGAATTTGAATAATAAAAATAGCGGAAGCTTTCAAATCCCTGGGTCACAATTACCCAACAACTTTTCAAGCACCGCTGTTGCTAACAGCCTAAACCAATATAAACAAGATGTCAATCAGTTTTTGAAAAAAAATGGGAAATTAAACCAGCTTGATATTTCCGAGGAATACTATCATGCGCTGGAGGAGGAAAACAGCGAGCTGAAGAAAGCGAACAACTATCTTAGCGAAGTCTTGAATGCAGAGAAATCCCATGTTCCGTCTCAGTCTGACGTAAGAAAGACAGCGGATAGAATGCTGGACGAGTTCAAATCTTCCTTCAAGAAAAGCGACTTGGTGGAGCAGTTGACAGGACTCTATCAGTACCTAAAGGAAAGCAAGAACATTGACGGCGGAGAGGTAACAAGGGTAAGCCGTTCTATTGCTAGAGAGGTTATCGACAATGCCCAGTATCAAGATGAGGACGAAGTAAGGGAGTACAAGGCATTCAAGGGATTCTTTGATAAGCGGCCGCTGTATATTCCGGAAGAGTATGTCGAGGATATTTACCCGGACGGATTCGGCGCATTGCGAAAGAAATACTTTGGTAAGGTGGATATTCGGAAAGCAAATGCAGACCATCAGAACAATATCTATGATATTTACAGAGAGCTGCAGCATGAGTTTCCTAACCAGTTCCCGGAGCATGATTTTACCAGCAACGATGCAGATGTTGCTTTAGAGATTTTGGACGGATTCGAGCAGTTGCGCCCTAAGGACTATGAGCATTTCCCCGGAGAGGAATACAATCATGCCGTGGATAGGCTGGCGGACGAGATTTTTAATGCCTATTTCGAGGTAGGAGAGGAGAGTTTAAACAACAAGTACAAGAAGAGCTATAAGAAGCTGAAGGAAGATGCAAGGGCAAGCCTTGAGCAGGAATATAGAGAAAAGTACGAGGCGAAGCTGGAAAAGTACATTGCCAAGGCAGAGAAGAAGGACGAAAAGAGCGTTGCCAGAATCAAGGCATTAAGAGCGGACTACAAGGATAGTCTTATTGACTATGATACCTTTATCCGGGAAGAAGCTAGGATCCTGAAGAAAACCGGACTGGAGTATCAAGCCAGAAGGGAATTGCACCAAGCGTATAGGGAGAAACAGGACGAACAGCGCCATAGACAGATTTACAAGAGGGAAATTGTAAGGGATTCTAAGGCTTTAATGAACATGGCTGTAAATCCTACGGATAATCTGCACGTGCCCAAGGTACTTTTGAAAGACCTTGTGCCGGTGCTTTCCTCTGTAGATTTTTCCTCTGTGAATACCTATGACGGGAAGATTCCTAAAATCAGCATGACGGCGAACGAGTTTGCAAAGAATCTTGAAACATTGAATAGGCGACTAACGGAAGCAGAGGAAAACGGTGGAGTATTCACCGAAGAAGATGGCAAGGGAATGTATCTTGATATTGATCCAGACTTGCGGGCAAGCCTTCAGGAAGTGCAAGAAGCAGTCAAAGGGATTGATGGCAATATGAACCGCCTGTCTACCGACCAGCTTCAGACTTTGAGAAACAGCTTGCGAGGACTGAAGAAGATTGTGGAAAGCCAAAACAAGTTTATTTCCGATACCCTTAATGCAAAGGTTTCCGATGTAGCTAATGAGGTTATCAATGAATTTGCAAGCCAGAAAACAGGAGATGCATGGCGCGGAATACCCGGTACTGTGCATGAATTTATAAATTACAATATGCTGGATGCCTATAGCTTTTTCCATGAGATGGGAGACGGCGGAAAGAAGGTCTACAAGCTCCTTAGAGCGGCACGAGATAAAAAGACTGTTGCCTTGAATCAAGTGGAGAACCGATTCAAGGAAGCCATGAAAGAAAACCATATCAAGACAAAGGATATAACTAAGCTTTCCAACGATACATTCACCTTTACCGCCCATACTGTAAGGGGCAATGGACAGGCGGAAGCCACCATGACGAAAGCCCAGCTTATGTCTATGTATCTTTATAATCTAAGAGACCAGGCAAGAATGCATATGTACGGCGAAAGGACAGATGCAGAGACTGGAAGAAAGCATATCGAGGAGAAACTTGGCGGCTTTAAGATTGGGGATAGGAAGGAAATCGGAAGGTACGCCAGAGACGAGAATGTTTATAAACTGACTGAAGCGGAAGTCAATGCCCTTGTGGATGAGCATTTGACAGATAATGAAAAAGCCTTTGCGGATAGCATTGGGAAAATATTGTCTGTTGATGTGGCAAAGTACGGAAATGAAGCTAGCAATGCGGTATTCGGCTATGACAAGTTCACGGAAAAGAATTATTTCCCCATCAAGGTGGATAAAGATACTATTGATATGAAAAATAGCGACCTTGAAAGGAATATGTCTACGCTGAAGAATAAGGGAATGACGAAATCCCTCCAGAAAGAAGCCTACAATCCGCTGATCGTAGATGATATTTTTGAAGTGATGATGAAGCACGTGGACGAAATGACTTCCTACGGCGCATTTTTCCCCGCGATTACTGATATGCAGAAGTTCTATAATATGAAGGACGAGACGGGCAATTCCGTTCATAGGGAACTTTCCAGAGTAATGGGTAATGGCGGAACAAATTACTACATGAATCTGCTTAGAGACCTAAACGGAAGCCGAGGAGATACGGACAATTCGGATAAATTCTCACAAGGATTTTCCAGCCTGTATAAGGGCGCCAAGGTTCTTGGCAATCTAAGAGTTGCTATCCAACAGCCGACTGCCTATGCAAGAGCGATTGCGGCCATAGAGCCAATATATCTTGCAAAAGGTCTTAGCCTTCCCATTACTGAAGCTAATAAGGAGTGGGAGCTTGCGAAGAAGTATGCTCCTATTGCCCTTTGGAAGTCTATGAGTGGTTCCTTTGATATCAATATGGGAAAAGGCCTTAGACAGCAAATGACAGGGGAAGCGACTATTCGAGAGGATATAGCGAATAAAGCCGGATTCCTTCTGGAAAAAGGAGACGAGTTCGCATGGAAGCGGTTATGGTATGCGGCAGAAAAGAAGGTCGAGGCGACTACTGACCTAAAGAAAGGCACGGAAGAGTATTACAAGGTGGCGGCAGATATATTCAACGATATCATAGATAAAACGCAAGTGGTGGACTCTGTGCTGAATAGAACGGATGCCATGAAGAGTAAAAGCGGATTGACCAAGCTAACTACTTCCTTCATGTCTGAGCCGTCTAAAACCTATAACATGGTTTATCGTGCTTACTCTGATTTCAAGAAGGGCAAGGGCAACGCCGGGGAATTGCTTGGGGTTATGTCGGCGTATGTGCTGAATGCTGCGCTAACTGCCGCCCTTGCTTCTGTATTATCTGCAATGAGAGATAAGGACAAGGAAAAGAAATATGGAGAGCGCTGGCTTGATGCCTTTACTGGAGGATTCACGGACAATATCAACCCTATAAGCTACATTCCTTTTGCGAAAGACCTTGCAGAAATCGCGATGAATGGTTTTTCCGGGAAGTGGAATAACGGATCCAATGACCTTACTACAAAGCCTATCGCTGACGCGGTTAAGGCAGTTAAGAGTTTACACGATGCTATGAACGAAGATTCTAAGCTTGGGGTAGTTGGGAACCTATACAAGGCTTCAAATATGCTTGATATTGCGGGCATCCCAATGAGCAACACCTTGAGGGATATGGGAGCGCTGTACGATACGCTTATTTATGACGTGCTGGATGATGTAAACCTTCAGTATGATAGAGACAAGCTTGTCTACAACATGGAAGGAAAGAACAGCAAGGGCGATTATATCAATGTAAAGCGTTTCCTGTCCTCTGCACTAAAGGCATACACCAGAGGAGACAAGGCGCTAGGCGATAAGATTATGGCGGATTTAAAGGCAAAGCTGGGGGATGATGTAATCGAAGAAGCTATGCAGAAACAGCTAAAAGGCAATGATACGATCCAGTCAATGGCTGAAAAGAAAGCAAGTGGCCAAGACTATTCAGAGGATAGGGAAGCATTGCTTAGCCAAGGCTTTAGTGAAGCTATGATTGATAAAGCGCTGGAGAGTGCTTATAGAAAGCAAAGCCCGATAAAGAAGGAGGATTTAGCGGAACAGCTATTTGAACAATCAGAAGGATACAAGGATAGCCTAAAGGCTTATGTCGATTACAAGAAGGCTGACGGCGTATCTGACGAGAAAATCCGGAGCAGTATCAAGAGTGCGGTAACCGGCAGATACAAGGAAGCCTATCAAGCGGCCATAGGGAATCCGGCGGAATCTGATGCAATCCTTAGAAAGATTCTGCGAATTACCTATGAAGGAAAGCAGCTTTACACGGAAAAAGACCTAAAGCAATGGGCGAAAAAGTAAGGAGGAGAGGACAAGGAAACTTGTCCTTTTTTCTTTTATTGCTAGGGTATCAAAAAATAATGGTTTGTATTATGGCGGTAGAAATGTAGGAAGGAGGAGAGGATATGGATGTTGGATTTTAACGCATTTTTTTCATTGGTGGATTTCGGAGTGATTATTCAGTCACTAGGGTGGCTTTCCCTTGGGATTATCACGGTGGTGGAAAAGTTTGCTCCGAAAGACAAGAAGCCGTGGACTGCAATCCTTACCTTTATCGGGAAGATACTGACAAAGGAATTTGCGGAATCTCAGAAAGTCTTAATGGATCGGGTTGAAGTGTTAAGCGACAAGATTGAAGCAGTTGCTGAATCAGTCGAGGAGACACGAGCCATAGCCGCAAAGGTTAGGATATTACGCTTTAGTGATGAGATTATCGGAAAACAGGCTCACAGTAGAGAAAGTTTCGTTCAGATATTTGCAGACATTGACACCTATGACAGGTATTGCCGAAATCATCTGGACTTTAAAAACCACAATACCGTGAGTGCAACAAAACTTATTACTGATGCGTATGACGAGCGGTCGAAAAAGAGTGACTTTAGTTATTAAAAGAGAGGAGAGAAAAATGGATTTTGGGATTGGAACAGTGGTAGCAATTACAGTGATCGTGTACCTCATCGGAGCGGGGTGCAAGGCAGTAGAGGGTTTGAATAATAAATTCATTCCTGTAATCTGCGGATTCTCCGGCGCTGTGCTTGGCGTTGTGGGAATGCTGACTATGCCGGACTTCCCGGCAAAGGATATTTTAAATGCGGTAGCCATTGGAATTGTAAGCGGCCTTGCCTCTACCGGAGTTAACCAAGTCGGCAAGCAGCTTACACAATAACTTATATAACAGGAGGAAAAACCATGAGTAAGAACAAGCCATTTGAAAGGTATGAAGGCATTGACGAAGATGCCAAGAAACAGGAAGTTCCAGCAAAGGATAACAAGGCGGACAACTCCCCACACCCTGTCGGCTATGGCAGAGGCGTAGGAGAAGAGGACAAGGAGCATGGACCCGGCATAGGGCTGTAGGGCAGACTTGGGGGCAGTACAGCAATGTATTGCCCCTTTTTGATTATGAAAGGGGAAATATATGAATCCGTATCAGAGAGGTCAAAAGGCATTGT